TCACGAGTGAACAGGTAGGCCTGATCGTAGGAGCCGCAAAAGAGCCTTACAAGACTATGTTCGCCTTGGCCTCGGTTATGGGCGCCAGGGCGGGCGAGCTGATGGCGTTGACGGTGCCCGATCTGGATTTTCGCCGAAAGACGATTCGTGTCAACAAGTCCGCGGATGATCTGACAAGGATGGTCCGTCAACCCAAAACTAAGAAGTCCGTGGCCCTGCTTCCGATGCCGTCTGACCTGGAAGCAATGCTCCGCGACTATCTAGAGAACCACTGGAAAGAGAATCCAAATCAACTTCTCTTCCCTGCTCCACGCAAAGACGGATTTTCCAGGTCACGAAATAACGTGGTCCGCTCAGGACTAAAGCCGATCCTCCGCGAGCTAGGCATCTCTGCCGAGAATGTTGGTTTGCACGCATTCAGGCACGGCCTAGCAACGGAGTTGGCCGAGAGCGAACCTATTACCGTGCTGCAGACTCAGATGCGGCACGCTGACGTTAGAACGACGCTAAAGGTCTACGCTCACGTTATTCCGCAGTCGCAGCGCGACTCTATGGAGCGCATTGCGAAACGGTCAATTGGAACAAATGTTCCGATTGGAACAGGAGCGACGATCTAACGCACTGAAAGGAAAGAAGGTTGGTAGGGGCGGTGGGGATCGAACCCACGACCTTCGGCTTAAAAGAGCGATTCGGCATGTTTCCCACAACATCCCGCAAATGCTAAGTAGTTCCCTTTTCTTGAGTTTAACCGTACACGCTAGCAATTGAGGGACACTCCGGGAAGCAGCGGGTTACTATAGTTTTCACTATAGTGAGCGGCAGCCGCGGAAGCCCATGTCGCGCAAGTTTTTTTGCTGCCGCCGTTCTAAGGCAAGGAGCAAAAGTCTATGAAGAGATTTCGGCTTTCGATACTGCTCGTCGGCCTGCATCTGTCACTACTGCCTTCCGTTGGCCAACAACCATCACAAACCGCCCCGGCACCGTCACCTCAGGAACATCCCACGGCGAGCGCGGCAGCACAAGCGCCTCCGATGAAAGAGCAAATCAGGAGCACGGTCGCTTTCTTGGGGGTCGACTACCTAAACGGCGCTACACGTGGCAGCGTCATTGGTACATGTTTCTTTGTGATGGTCCCAGATAGCCGGCTCGGAGCAGACCAAGGGTTCGCATATCTTGTTACAAATCGTCATGTTGCGCAGCCAGGAATCGACCTCGGCTCTCCCTATCAGTTCGAACACTTGTACTTGCGAATGAACCTCGTCGCGCCAGAGAATGGACTCCATTCAGTTACGCAACAAGTCCTTCTGAGTGAGCAGCGGCATTGGTTCTTCCCTCCTGAAGCTGCGGTGGACCTGGCCATTTTCCCCATCGCCCCAGATCAAAAGAGATATGCGTACAGAACTATCCCTCTGAGCATGATTGCCGGCTCCGACGTTCTTCATGCAAACAGCGTTGACGTGGGCGATTCTGTCCTCTTTGCCGGATTCTTCAGCAGTTTTTCGGGACAGACTCGCATGGAACCAATTGTCCGAGAGGGCGTCATCGCAATGATGCCGGAAGAGACATTGGATACGACACTGCACAGGAAGGGACGTCTTTTCCTGGCAGACCTCCACGCATTTCACGGGAATAGTGGGTCCCCAGTTTTTGCCAACCTAAGTGGGCTCCGGAATGGAGGCATAACTGCAGGCGAAAGATACATCCTTCTGGGAGTAATCAGTGGATATTACCCCGAGTCAGCGGGTTTTAGTGTCCCTGCAGCTACGGTTCTCACTGGCGACGTGCGTGATAACAGCGGTATCGCCACGATTGTCCCCGCAGAAGAATTGGTAAAACTCCTCAACTCACCTGAGGTGCAAGCGGAGCGAGACCAAGAGATAGCGAGACTCACGAAAAAACCGTAATGGGCGTTTGGTGCTGCCAACGGAGCTACTTCAGGAATTTGTTCACCAGAAATTGAAGAACGCTATTGATTGCTGTTTTGTTTTCGCCGTATTCTTTCCGAACATGCAGCCTGTCGAACCATTTGCCAGGGCCGCGCTGGCTGTGCGGCCCAACTTCTTTTCTTCCGCTCTCAAGCGCTTTGCAGTTTCCCAACGATATAAAGAATGCCTCCGATGACTACCATCGCAAACCCTAGACCAAGCCCGCCCTGCGATTCGCTCATGCAGCCGACCGGGCAGATGACAATCCCAATCAAAAACAGAATAGCTCCAACAATCTGCGGGCTTCTTCCTCGGACCTTTGTGGTCATCGGCGTGGTTTTTTCTTCGGTGCTTCTTGATCCTCGAACAACGGAGGTTCGACGCTGTAGGTGGCGGCCACTTCCATACCCTGGCCCGTTTCCCTGCGGCCGAGTTTCAGCACAAAGACTCGTCCTGGCTTTTCCCATTGCTTCCTGAGTTCGCTCAGTTGTTTTTCTTCGCTTGCGGTTCGCGGCTTGTCTAGCACCTGGTTGAGTATGCTTTTCCAGTACGACACCCCGTCAGGCTTCATGGCTTTTTCTTCCTCTCCCGTTCCAGCAATTCATTGATAGCCTTGCGGACGAGTGCTGCCACCGGCACCAGGGACCGGCGAGAGAGCTTACGCAATTCTTTCAGTTGAGTCGCGCCAACAAAAATGTTCGTTTTAACTAGCTTCATGTCAGGCGAAATTGTAGGGTGTCCGGCCATGGATGTCATCTTAGCAGGACTATCATCCTAAAGGTAGACAAGCCTACCTTTATAGGAGTAGGATGCCGCCCTGCCGCGATTGCGAGCATGACCCAAGCAACGCGGCTCGCCTGAGAGATGTTCCATGAAAACAGCCAGCCCTATCGAATCGTCTTTGCTTGCGGCCTTGACGAACACAGAGAATGGTCCGCGTTTGTCGCCGCTTTCCGATAACTGCGGCGTGATCTGTTTGTCGCGCGTCATTCGCAGTCTCAACCGGACGCCGGCCGAATCGTTGGACGAGCTCTACACGCGGCGCGAGTCGGCGGCTGTGCTGGCCGAATTGCGCTTCAAAATCCAGCGTGAGACTTCGCCAAAGTATTTGTAAATCAAGAGAAAGGAGTATTCCGCGTGCTGCGCCGGGGCGGGTTGGGAAGGGTAGCCCCGGCGCAAACTTATTCGGTGGCGCCAGCCTGCGTAACCGCCAAAATGCACGCACAATTTGGGTGTTGCGGTGGACGCTCCACGCCGCTCCGAAACATCTCACCCAGGTTCACTTCCTGATTTTCATTGCCGAGACAAATGGGGCACGGCTCAAGATTCGATACCAGCCATTTCACTTTCCGAACGACGCCCGATTCCTGCCACGCCGTAAAGTTGCCGCCACTCTGAGCCATGGAGACTTCCGTTCGCGCAATCATCGCGGCCCGGGCGTCGCTAAAGATGCCGTTGCCTTCCGTCTCTTCGGACAAGGCGGTCTGGATGGCGTCTTCGATTTCAGGTAGCGGCGTCTCTTGGCTGAAGGCATCCGCAACGATTTGCTGGATCCGTTCGCGGGTCGTCTGGCTTATCGTCCACCGCGCATCCGGATTCGGAACGAGCGCTCCTTCAGTGTCGCGCGCCATGCCAACGAGTTCGGCCGCGCGGTCTTGCGCGTAACGCTGTGCAATGTTATTTGCCTGCGCAATCAACACCGTGCTCGTTACATCGAGCTGCAAAATTCCTTGGTTGACTCCGGAGAGCACGGCGGATTCGAGCGCTGATTGAATTTCAAACGGAAGGTTCTCCCACTCGGCGGCCATGGCGGCCAGGATGGCTTCGGCAATGCGCTTCTCATCGTCTTCGACAGACTTGCGGAGAACTCTTGCTGCCGTGCGCTGCTTTTTGAAAACTTTCTGTAGTGCTGTCTGGATGTGGTGAACGCTTTGCTGACTCTCGACGCTTAATACGCCGGTCTCAATACGAGCGCCAAGACGTTTCAGAAGTTTTTTTTTACCGTCGAGAGACTCGCTGCCGTTTGGCGTCCCAACATTCCGTCCAGTCGACCGTCCGCTACCAGCTTCCTGGCTGGCTGGAGTGCCGCTGCGCCCGGCATTCGGATCCGTTGCCGGCGCCGCTCCTGGAGTCGGTGTCACTGGATGCGGCTTCGCATTGCCTTGCTCATCGATCATCACGCCAGCCGTCACGGACGGAATTCCAATCGGCACAAAACCTGTGCCGCTGATAACGCCAAGACGGTCCGCTTCAGGTTCTGGCCGCAACTCCTCACCAACGCGCTTGCGCGCTTCGTTCGGCGTCAAAATCGCTTTCGAAACTAACATGGTGAGGGCCGCTGCATTTTTCAGCGGATCCGGCTCGGCGTAAGGATTGAGCGCGATTTCAAAATCAACCAGCCCCATTTTTTGTTGAATGATGAAGTCGACCACGCCCTTGACCCACAAGACCCAGGGCAGCGTTCCTTCGACTTCCGCCGAGTCAGACGCGCCTTTGCCTTCGGTCCGGATCATCTTCATCAAACGTTGAGGACTCGTTCCGTAGCCGAATGCAATTTCGCGGATATGCTTTTCGTCGTAGAGCCCGGCGAGCAACGGTTCTTTGGTGTACTCGATTTGATCTGGCTTGCCAGGTTCGTTGAAGCCTTGAATGATTCTCCATTGGTTACGGGCTGCAAGATTGCCGGCGAGCTGCGAATTCATCCACTCCATCGCTTCCTGGATACGGTCAGGCGACGTCCCGCGCGGCGCAACCTGGACGACACCTGGCACGCTGCCTTCCCCGTAGTAGCTTGAAACGAATTCCAAGCGCTTCATTCCAATCTGAATCTCTGGCGCCATCTGTTCTGTCGGGGAAAATCCGTAGAGTTGAGAAGAGAGCGAGTTGCGCGGCGCGATGTTGCGCGGCTTGTAAACGAGCTGGTCCGTAGTGAGGTCAACCCAGGGAACCCCCCAAAAATTTTGCGCATAAGCAGGGCTCGGCGGCATCGGCGTAAAACCGTTTTCGTCGATATACCGCGTAATCAATTCGCCGCGGATGACGGCCAACTCCGCGAGGTCGCCGCCGCGCGTTTTGCGCATGAGGACTGAACCGGCGTCGATCACCAACATGTCGTCCAATAATGGACGCAGCCACTCCTGCCAATTGTGCTCGCGGTCGGGATATTCAAAGAACCGGTTCAGCAGCACCAACGTCTCGCGGTTATCCTTTGCGCGGCTCTGTACCTCGGCGCGAGATTCGAGCGGCCGCGCACGCATCTGGATTTCCCATGGCGCCCACGTCACCGTGTCTTTGACGTTTTCGATGCAGATACGGGCCAGTGGATACGTAGAGAGCGCTTTAAGATCAGCAGCGCTGTAGTCCGCATCTGATCTTGGCGTGAAGATTAAGTTCTGGCCTTCCCAGGTCTGAAACTGGCGCGGCTCCGCACTTGGCGGTCCCCAAGGCTTTACCGGTTGAGAAGGCGAGCCCCAATTCTGCGGATCGATACCGCTAATAGTTTCCGACGGACGCTGATAGAGCGAGCGCAATCCGGAGAGCAGAGATGCGACGGGTTTGATGACGAGGCTAGAGCGGCTTGGCATTAACGATTTGCCCGCTTTCTGAATTTCATTCGGTTTTGCAAGGTGTGTTGATGAACGCCACAATCGGCGGCGACGACACACAATTTCTCGCCGCTGCGTAATCGCTGTTCCGCAAGCTCAAGCACTTTCCGTGACAGCTTTCTCTTTCGTCCAGCCGGCCCAGGATAGTCACCGATGAGACGGCGAAGTTTTGCGACCGTGTTGAAGCACAATCTGTACTTTTGCTCGATATCGTAAGGCCGCGCGCCGTTTTTCAGTTCTTGCATGACTCTCGCGCGCAGCTCTGGCGAGAGGCGCCGCCCCTTGCCGAATATCGTGTAGCTGCGTTTCGTTTCCGGCATTAATGCACCAAGTGGCTAGCTGTCATTTGCTCGAGGCGCAGCGTAGAGATGGCGTCGCGCAATCCGGCTTCGAACTTCTCTAAGACGGGGCTCGGATCGTCATGCAAACTTTTCTTGGCAGCCATGATTTCTTCGCGGTTGTGGCCTCGCTGTAGCAATTCCTGACCAGCCGCATCGATAGACTTCGTGACCAGCTCTAGGAACACGTCTCTTGGTGAAAGATATTTGCGCGCATCGCTCTGCGAGACGCGACTTTCGAGAGGCGGCCAGGTGGCTAGCAACCTGCCTTTACCAAACAATTGATGGGCAATTCTGGACACCGTAGACGGGGCGACTTTGTATTTTGTCGCTAGGCGGACCACAAAATCCTCGCGGCGCTTGACGGCTGCAACTATTTCTTTGTGAAGGTCAGGATTGCTCCGCATGAGGCCAGGGTCGCCCGCCTCGTGCTTGAGCCCGTGTTTTTTGGCGATTGCTGCAACCTTTTTTTCAGAGACGCCAGTCATCAAAGCAGTGGTGCGGCGCCCATGACCTTGGCGAAAGGCGGCAACGACCTTGGCTTCCAGTTCGGGCGTAACGACGGGAAAGAGTCGCACGCCGGCGGCTTTGCGAAGCTGTCGGACGGTGCAAACGTTCCGGCCGAATTCGCGCGCAACCTCTTTTTGTGTAGCGCCTTCGCGGAATCGCGCGAGGATTTTTTCTTTCTCTACCTGAGTTAGCCAGCGCATGCTGCCTCGTTTCTGTGGCTCCGTAGAATTTGCCAGATTCGTTCCTTGCACACGCTAAACCGCGCCGCTAGTTCGTCGCAGCCAACGCCTTCGACGTGACTGAGGCGCACGATTTCCTGGACTTGCTGCTCGTCGAGAAAGTGTTTTTTTGGACGAGCTATCCCCGTCGCGTCTTCCCGTTCTTTGAGCAAACGGCGGACCGTGGTTTGGCTGATACCAAATCTCTCGGCTAAAACGGCAGAGTTACATTCGCCCTCGTCGTAGACTTCAAAGAACTCCTCTTTTTTGGCCGGATTCATCTTCTCTTTTCCCAGCGACCGTGGTGCCTCTTCTGAAGCCGGCATGGATGCCGCGCGAAAGTCGATGATGGGGAGCGCGGCGACCTCAGCGAAAAAAGTATTGATGTTTCCCCCGTCGCGCGCTCGTTCGAACCATTCCTGCAAGCTAACTGCGAGCGCTTCCGGTAGCTCGACCGTGAAGACCGTTTGTACCTTTTGGGGCGCGGGCGGTTCGTAGGGTTGCATCGGTGCCAGTGCCGTCGCCATCAAGGAAGCTCCTATTGACCGGATGGAGTTTGGTAGCCGTTCGGCAGGTCCTTCGTGGACTTCGGTTGCACGTACTGCGCAATCGGCCAGGAAAGATTCTGCGAGTTCGCGCCTGTGGCATAACTTGCGACGTTCGCGTTCGCGGTTGGGACGCGATAATCGCTTTGCTGTGCATTTCCGCTCCAGGCAGGCCCGTTGATGCCTTGCGGATTCAAATTCAGGCTCATCGTGTCTCCTTAGGTCCAGGTGATTTGCTGAATGACACCCGACGCATACCAATTGCCCTTGCCGTCAGTGAAGCCGCCAGCGCGGAAGATGTTTCGTACCGCTACATCGACACTGCTGAATCCAGTTTGGCCACCCGTCCACAATCCAGTCGTTTGATTCAGAGTAGCTACCTGACCCTGGTTGCTGGAATTGCCGGAGTCCAAGGTTTGGAGTCCCGCAGAAATCGGCACAACTACCGTAACGTTAGAAGCGCCGCTTCCTTGGCCGGTAGTGATGAGAACGTTCAGTTGTGTCGGCATTCGTTACTCCGTATGGTTACCGTGCAATAGACTACGATTCATAAAACTCACCGATGAAGCCGGCAGCGTTTGCGAATGCCTGGCCCTCAATATCCGAAATCATGTAATCGGCCCGCTTGAGTGGCGCAGTAAGTTTGCCGGCTTTGCAGGCATACAAGTCGAGATAGTTCGGAATGCCCGCGGTCAATTCCTGATAAGGTTGTGAGAGCACCATTTCAAACGTCGGGCCCCAACCTTGAACGTGATTCTGTACGACAAGGACGCGGCCGGTCGTGATTCCGTAGCGGTAGGAAACTAAAATCGCTTTGTTGTTGTCCGAAGCATTGAAACCGTAGACGCCAGAGCTCACATTGTACTGGCCGACAGTCGGAACGCCGGTGACCTTCGTAAAGCCCTGGAGAGCGGCTGTAGTGCCGCTTGCTGCGGAATAGAGCACGCCCATGTCTTGGGTGAAGTTCGCGGAATGCGTGACCGTATAGGAGGTCGAATTGAGCGTGGTCGCTTCTTGAACTTGGGGGACGCCGCCGCCGGCGCCGGTGCCACCCGAGTTGCTGCCGGTCGAAATGCTATCCCCAAAATAAATATTGTTCCAGGTGTCGATCGAGAACCGGCCGTAGCCGGACTTCCAGGTAATCTTTTTGTCGCTGATAGCGGTATCGTCGGGGAACTGGTATTGGCCACGAAGTTCTTTGATGGTCGCGTCGATGGTGATATCGACGTCCTGCAGCGTGGCAAACCAAACGGGGGAGGCGTTGAAGGAACCGCCCTGGAAACTCACTGGCAAAGCAAAAAGTTGACCTGAGCCAAATACGATACGCATACTAGTTATCTACCTTTCGTGTACTTTCTAGGCCTTACAGAATCGGCCGTTCCAACTCTTCGTTTTCTTCGTCGGTCGAAAACAGCTTCACGAATTCGAGCGGCACGTTTGGTGCGGCCGGCCGTTCGTTCACCGGACGCGCGCCAGTTCGCGGAACCGGCGTGATTGTCGGCCGACGATCCGGCGTCACGTTGGTAATCGGCGACGGAACAAGCTTATTCAAATCGCCATCGGCCGCTTTCGAGCATTCGTCACACATCGCCTCGTGGGCAGAGGCGGCCCGGTCGTGTATCGCCGAGAGCGCTTTGTCTGTGCTGTGATGGTTGCTCAGTTCCCTATGAGTAGCCGCTATCGCTTCATGCGCTTTACGTAGATGCTCTCTTACAGTCATTTTGATTTCTCCTTAGTTTCTGGTGACGCAACGCCGGCCAAGATTTCGGCGCGCGCTTCGTCCAACATTTCCTTCGCCAGCGCGATGGCTTGGTCGTACTCCGGTGAATCTCCGAAGACTTTCTTAATCGAAGCACACGCTTTTTCGAAGCGCTTCTTGCTGCGTTCTGGCGAGAATGTGGCCGTCATTGGCGCATCCCAGGATTCATCAGCGACGGTATTCTTGTTCAACCCGTCGCCCTTTAGGATGGATCCGACAGAGCCATCCGCGGGCACGGCATAGTTGGAAAGGTCCGTCGTTACGCTCCGGTCGGGAAGCGACACGTCGTCGGCAATGTCATCGACTTTGAACAGGTCTCGAAATTCCAACGGCACATTCAGTTCGTTGCTCATCGAATGACTCCTAACTTGAGCAGTAGCTCTGCCCTCGCAGCCCAAGCCGCATTTCGCCGCGTGAGCGCAGCCCGCACGTCAGCTTCGAGACGACTGCGCTGCGCATTGTTCGTAAACGTTTGAACGCGGTGGATGCCGCCTGATTGGAAAGAAAAGGAATTTTGTTGATGTGCGAGATTAAAAGCGCGAAGAGCAATAACGGCTTCGTTCCATCCCGACTCTGCGATCGCGGCTTCCGCGTGGGCGGCTGCGAGTTTGTCTTCGGCGGTTTCGGTCTCGACTTGTGGAAGCCGGTGCACCCACCAACAAGAACATAATTGTCGCTTACATGGAAAAGGTTTTTTGAGGTTTTTGGGTGCTAATTTCTCGCGGGGTTCAGAGGCCAGCCGACTTTCGGAGCTGACCGCGCGCGTGTTCCAATCGGGTCGCGGTTTAGATTCCAGGTCGCTGCACACTGATTGCAATGCAGAGCGTTGCTGATTTCGATGACGCAGCTTGACCCGCACTCCGGACAAACCAGCTTTTTCTCCTCGCTCATCCTCTGCCTCCACGGCGAAACCTTCCCCAGCTCGCGCCGAATTTCGAATCGAGCGTATTCTTCTGTTCGAACTGTCGCCGGTTCATGCCGACGACAATTCCTTGCGCCGCCGGCCATTGCCCATTGTCTTTACCACACTGATTGCAGTGAATGACTTCTGGAGAAAGGTAGGTGGTTGCCGTGCTCCTGCAAACCGGATCGAGACACGCCGGCGCTTTGTGCGTATCGAGCCAGATTCGGAAACCGTCAACCTTCGTCTCGACTGGCCTTGGCGCCACGGCAACCGGCTGCAGAACGGGTACGGGCTCCGGCTTGTGAAAGAGTTCGCCGTATTGGTCTCTGAGTCCGGCCTTGATATCCGCAAGCAGACGCTTACCGTAATCCAGGACACCGAGCACCATGCCGCGTTCTTTTCGGAAAGCATGCACGGCTAGGGCGAGCGAAAAAACCGTATCGTCGTGCCCGGGTGCCGTGTACTTCGCGCCAGTGCCATCGCCGATTTGAAATTCAAAACTTTCGAGTTCGGCGCGATATATCTCGAATTTGCTGCTCGCGGGAACGGTGAACGACGTGGTGTCGCAAGCCAAAATCAGTTCCTCGAGCAACCCTTTCCGGCTCGGCAAAGTGAAGATGAAACGTTCGACTTCAAGGCCTTCGTCTTCCAGTGCTTCGCAAATCGGGTCACCCAACCCAGTGGCGTCCACAACGCACCTTGTGCACTTGAACGTGCGATACAGTAACGCCGCTTTCTGGACTTGCAAACTCCAATCCATTTGCGCGAAGCGTTCTCCGGCGACGACCTCGCCGTCTTCGGAAATGACGGTCAGCGACGTGAAGTCCGTTTTTCGCGCCAAGTCGCAACCCAAAAAATAACGGACATTTTCCGCTGGCGTCTCCCGCTCGTGGCCAACAAAAATCCGGTCCAAGTTCCGGAATAAACTGCAATCGCTGTCCGGAATCTTCGCCTGGTACAGCGCTTCCCAAAGCGGCAGCGGCATCTGCGTTCGCAACATCTCAACGAGCTTCGGATCAACCAGCAACGGGTCACACGGAAAGCACATGAAGTCTTCGCCGGTTGCCGCTCTCTCTTCGGGTGTGAGCCTTTGCACCCTTAACAGATTCGAGATGCTCCAATTTTTGTTGCCCAACTCCAAGTTGAACAGCATCCGCAACTTTCCGTTTGTCGCCGATACCGTGGTGAGTGCCGCCGCATGAATCGCGCGCGGCATACGCGAAGACTCGTCCAAAACCAATCTGTCGAAGTTCGATCCGAACAGCGAATCGGGGTTGTCGCCTGAAAGAAAATCGATGTAGCCCCCGCCAACCGAAACGATTTGAAGCCGCGCTTCATTGACGCGAACCTGGCGCGATGCAATGAACGGCGCGAGCAGATTCTTGGTTTCATCGAAAGCTCTTTTACTTCTGTAAAACCACGCACCCACAAAACCGCATGCCTGACCCTTGAGCAGACCTTCAATCAGCCAGCAGTACGAGGCCGCGGACTTGCCGGTCTTGGTCGAAGTTCCAATCCACAAAATGCGCGCAGGATGCGTCACCATCTCCAGTTGCCGCGGCGTGAATGGGAATGAAAATTTCAAGCGCTCACCGTCTTTGTCACCGCTCGACCGTTCTCAAAAACCACTTCCACATCGCCGGTCGGCTTCTGACTGTTTAAAATCAACTTTCCGTGGTGCGCATCCAACTTGCCATCCAGCCGCGCCTCTAGCTCTAACACCTGCCGCCTAGCATTCAACGCCGTTACCGCTGGACCTACCGCCATCCCGCACTCCCCTAAAATTTGCAGCCGGTGCAACTCAAACTTCAGATCCTCAAGCTGCTCCCGCACCGTCGTCGACTTCACTCGCCGGTTACGGCGCCACGGCAGATGCTTCTTGTAGTGGTTCCACACACTACCCCGGCACAGCCCGTACTCCCGCGCTAGCTTGCTCACGTTTCCCCGCGTCAAGAGAGTCAGGTTTATGTCCTTCGCCTTCTCGTGGCTGCATATCGAACAGAGTGGCATAGGTTTTACCTATACACGAACAACGCACCATATGGAATGCCTATGGGGCATTTCTTGTGGGAGTGCTGGATAGGGTTGTCACGCGATGTTGCATCGCGGAAGTTGTGAGGAATCAAGAGCTTGCGCTTTGCAGTCGCTCTTCGCATGTAACGCTCTTCGCTCGGTTACGCGCGATGTTGCGCCGATGGACGCATGTAACTCTGCGAAACGACAGCAGTTACACACGATAGAGCGCGATGTCGCACCAATGGTCGCTTTGCTTTCTCTTCGGTTGCACTGCGAGGCCGCTGAAACAGGATCGAAGTAATCGCTGTGAATCTGGCCGACCATCGGCTTTAGAAACCGATTCCAAACACGCGCAATCGTCAATGTTTATGCTGGTTTCGTGCTTGTCGTGTCTGTTCGCTATAGTGGAAACTATAGTTGAGTCGCTGGTTGGACTCCATCTCCACCGCGTTCATGCGCCTGTGGGCTTGCTATTCGCAGCGCTGAGGTATCCAGCGAACGCGACGGCGGCGTTCGGGAAAGCGGTGCGCGAGAGCAGGTAGATATTTAAAAATATCTCGTCACCTGCCGTTTGATGGGTTTGATTGGTTTTCAGCGTTTAGCACAAACTTTTCTACACACGCGCACGCGTGAGGAAGTTAGGTCAAAATGGCAAAAACCCATCAAAGCCATCAATTAGTCTCCTTTGAGCGTCTCTGGGTCGCCAAACTCGATAAGCTCAAACCCCAGATAGAAGCGAAACTGGCTATCTGTGGGGTAGCCCAGGCGGGTTAGTTCCCTTGAGAAGGCGTTTTTTGTCAGAGCGCTCTTGTGCCCTTGGTCGGCGGTAGCCCAGTCTTTGAATTTCTTGTAAGTGGCTTTACTGTCGGCGCGGCCGCCAGGACGAGTTTTTTCTTTAAGGAACTGGTCGACCAGGTCTTGTTCCGAACGGTACACGGCGGTAGCGGCAAGGACTTCGTTGGGTGGGTTAAGCTTTTGTTCTTGCCAAGCGGCGCAACCTTTGGTCATCCAGGTGAAGATGGCATCGCGTTCTTCGTCGAGGAGCACGCGCCACAGTTCCTCGATTTTCTCTTCCGGCTTCACCTGGTGGGTGAACGGGATTAACCGGATCCGCCGCCACATAGCGTGACTGGTATCGACGATGGACGGTTTCGAGTTTGCGGACAGGAAGAGTTTAAAGGCGGGCCGAAAGTGGAATTCTTCACGATAGAGGAATCGCGCGTTGCAGACGGCATCGTCGCCCGTCAATTGCTTGATGACGCTTTCATCGAGTCGTGCGCCTTTGGTGGTTTCGGTGGCATGCACGAGGCGAGCGCCTTTCATGGCCGCCAAGTCATTCCGGATGCCGTGTCCATTCTTCTTGAAACAAAACGTCTCAAAGCTTGCGCCGAAACTATAGTCCCCCAGGATGGCATTCAACACGCTGATATAGGTGCTCTTGCCGTTCTCGCCAGAGCCGTGCAGGAAAAACCAAGCCTGTTCCCGGGTGTTGCCGGTAAGCGCGTAGCCAGACGCCCGTTGCAAAAAGCCAATAAGCTCCTGGTTGCTTTCAAACGTGGTTTCGAGAAACTTCATCCACCGCGGGCACTGGGCTTCAGGATCATAAGCGGCGCCGGCGAGCCTAGTCATGAGGTCCGCCTTCGCATGTTCTCGTAGCACACCCGTACGCAAGTCCAACACACCGTTCCGTGAGTTGATGACCCAATCGTCGGCATCGAGCTTGTCTTCGGTTACAACTAAGCGCGGGTCGGACGATGCCAAGCGCAGCATGGCGGCCAGACGTTTGCTATCGCAGGTACTCTCCGCCCACTTCGCCATCCGTGGTGCTTCGTCTTCCGGTAAGCCTGCGGCTTCGATGTAGATGGATCGCGCGGTCTGCTTGGCCAGTTCCATGACGGCGCCAGCTTCATCGGGCTTGAACCGGCAACCGTCCCAGACGAGCCACTTCCCTCTTTGACAGGCATAGCGCACACGGTCTTTATGCTGATCGGCAAACCGTTCGCTATTCGAAGTGTCTTCGCGGGTTGAGCCAATGCGCACCTGCGGTTCCGGTTCGGTGTCCTGTGGTGCGGCGGTTGGAGTAACTAAGACCGGGGCCGACGGCTGATACCGTCCCACGGAGTTCGCAATCCTGTCGATATCTGCATCCGACACGGGAGGTTCGCACTTCGCTAGATTCTCTGCCCACAGAGCGGCCCGGATTGCTTCAACGCTCATTCCTCTGCGTCGCATGGTGCCGGCGAGCGAGGTCAAGACCTGGTCGCGGCTGCCTTCGTGTACCTTGCTAGCGTTGCCGTTCACTGGCGGGGTTGACTGTTTCTTGCCGGCGAGCAGCATGACCTTTTCCCATTCACGCGGGAGGTCGGCGATGGGCTCCGAGTAGTCGGCCCATTTATAAACTCCGCCCGAAGCATGGTTACTTGGCGGCAGGATGAGATATCCGCCCTCGCCCTTTACGTCGACGCCTGGGCCCAAAGCGTTCGCCTTCGAGCGGAACTCGAGGCCTCTAGTCTGAAAGAATTGATGAGTTCCTCCGCCACCGGTCATAGAGACGAGCGTGGCGGGTAAGGGCCCGTTCTGTGCTGCGAGCTCGACCAGGGTTTTATCCCCGCCGTGGCGTGGGTCCGCGTCAATGCCAACGATGCCGGAAACCGTGCCCATCCTCACGCCGATATTGGCTAGGGGATGCCGCGTCCACCATTCCCGAATCAGCGCAATATCCTGGGTTGCGTCCTTTAGGCCGTGGGGAACCAATTCCTCGAGTGGATGCTTCCCTGGAGTGCAACCCTTTTTCCCTCCGCAGGTGCACTCGCCGTTCTGGATAGAGTGGACAGGAAAGACAAGCCACCCGCGCGCGGCGTAAGTCAAAGCCGCATCGAGCGGCGTAGGCCAGTCGAGCGTAGAAGTCTTGAACAAGGAATGGCGGAGCGCGTCGTGCAGTTTCACGCAAGACCCTCCGCTTCGAGTGCGCGCACAACTTGTTTGCGGAAGCGGTCGCTCACCTGCCGCGAAGTGAATTCAATCAACACCGAGTAGGCCACTGCGCCGTCGCGTTTGCTGTACTTCTCGGCCGGCAGTCCAATCCAGCGCTGCCCGTTTTTCTCATGCAAACTGCACTTGTGAATGACGAGGCCTGAATCGAGGGCGAGCGTGAAAAATCCGCGCAGCGTGTTTTTCTGGAAGGCCTTCCAATTCGATATCGTCATGTATCCCTGCCTCTTTCTCCACACCAGCCATCTCGGCCGCGGCGCCGCACGGCAGTTCTTGCAATGGATCCGGGCGAGCGGCCACGTAGAAAAGGTGACCGAACACCAAGGGCACTGGGGGGTCATTTGCGTTGCTCGGAGCGCAGCCGCCGTTGCCAATCACGATCGATCGCTAAGTAGAGGTGTATGCAAAGACGGAGGTAATCCTTGCGAAGACGACGGAGAATGCGCGGCCGCTTGGCGAAATGGTACTCAACCAAGTCCATCAGGTTGTCGGCGCCGCGCGCGGTGCCGCGCTCTGCCGCGTGCCGCTCCTTTGTGGAGAGTCGGCCTAGTTCTTTTTCCGAAAGAGGCTTCATGGGTTAGGCTTTCTTGATAAGGGCCAGGAGTTCTTTCTTCGAAACGAGCGTCCGGCCGCCATGAACCTTGAAGCGGGTAAGTACTCCCTCGCTCAGCCAATTCATAATCGTCTTAGGTGAGACAAAAATCGTCTTGGCGCCCCCCGGAACGTCGATGAGGTCGTCAATATCCACTGGCTTTTCTTTAGTGGTGGTAGCCATCAACTTCCTTCCCTCCCGCTTTTTCCCTTGACTTCCCTTCTCGTGAGCGGGATACTTTGGGAAGTTTAGCGTGCCAATAGGATGTGTCAAGTATTAAGTTACATCTACAAGGCAAAGGAGCAAAAAAACCGTGCCACGCGGAATAGTCAAAACTAAGAAAGTGCGTAGTCACAAATTTGTTGGTGAGGAAGACGCGGCCATCGTGACGGACTACCTCAATGTGTCAGGAAGGAATCTGGATGATCCGGTCATGGTGTTGGTCGAGCTAACCCACCAGTTCGAAGCAGGGCAACTTTGGAAGGGACAGGGAATCGTCGAGCACATCAATCGCACCATCAGCGACTACAAACTAGGCCGTGCTGAGGTCCACTCGTTCAGCACTCAGGACGGTTTCACGTTCAATGAGAACTTTCTTGGGGATTCGCAAAATGCAGCGTTGTCACTCGCGTTCACCCGGGCCGTTAACCTGCACAAGCAGAGTTTGCTCGAGCGAGTCCGTCTCTGCGCCAAACGAGATTGTGGTCGGTGGTTCTTCGCCGTCCTTCCCCAACAATCGTTTCATAGCGACGATTGCCGGACACAGACAACTTCCCAGAATCCTAAGTTCAGAGAGCGACGAAAGAGATACATGCGCCATCGGCGGAAGAAACACAAGAAAGGAGCGAAGCCATGAGCATATCCCTGAATGCCGAGTGGCTAGATCTATACAGGGAGGCTCTCGGGGCATCGCTTCGGGCGGAGCCTAGACAGGCATTTGAAAACCTCGAAAGCTACATTGCGAAGATGAAAGATGCAGACACGCCACGGGCAGAGAGTTTGTACGTAATGTTCGCAGCCGAGGCCCAAGCGAATTTCGTGCAGGCTCAATTAAAAGGGCTGAGGTCAATGGATGGATTTGTCGAAACGAACCTACGGGACGTACGCAAGTACGCCGAGACTTCACCACTGAACGATATACGTTCCGACGAATGCAGAACAAAGACGATGCGGTTGTTTTTCAGATTTGCGCAGTGGCAACGTGCCGAAAGGGGACAGTCATGAGCGTCTACAAACAGGAAGGCAGTAAGTATTTCTGGTATGGCTTCACGTTCAAGGGGAAGCGCGTCCAGAAAAGCACAAAGGTCACGAACCAGCGCGAGGCGGAGAACATCGAGAAGGCGGCATGGACGCAACTCGCCAGGGGCGAAGTGGCAATTGCCGACAAACCTACGGCCGAGCGTAAGACCATGGGCCAGCTTCTAGACGTCTTGGAGGACGATTTCAAGGCACGTGGGAAGGACAAACCCAAGAACCTGAACCTGATTGCAGTCGTAAGGAAGGATCTCGGCGACCGATGGGCGGATGAGCTAACCACGGCCGCCGTGAAGGCCTACATTAAGGACGCACGGAAGCCGGCAAAGAAACAGAAGGGGCGCCGGTCGAAGTCGCTAGCGGATTCCACTCTCAAGCACCGTTTACAGGTTCTCGCGTCCGCTTTTGAACTGGAGAACTTTGCCCGCGAGGAAGCCAAGCTCGATCCGTTGCTAGTTGCCCGCTTTCCAAAACTCACAGGGGACGGCGTGCGTGACGGGTTTCTCAATCGGGCCCCATTCGACGTTTTGTATTCTCATCTGCCGGAAGACCTGAAGGATTTTGCTTTGTTCGCGTATCTGACCGGCTGGCGCAAGAGTGCCATCGCCAACCTCGAATGGTCCGACGTGCGCGACGGGAACATTTATCTCCGCGGAGTTTTTTCAAAGAACAAGAAGCCCTACTATGTCCCCCTGCTCGGGGAATTGGTCCAACTCATCGAACGACGCAAGGAAGCCCGTTCGGCGAAGACCGAATCCGGCGTAATGGTTTCCGCTCTTGTCTTCCATCGTGACGGCGCCCGCATCGATGAATTCCGGAAAAGCTGGGCAACCGCTTGCGAGAAATCCGGCTGTGAAGGCCTCCTATTCCATGACTTGAGGCGAAGCGCTGCTCGCCAGCTCATCCGGAGCGGAACGAGCAAGGACGTCGCTAAGATGGTGGGCGGCTGGAAAACCGATTCCATGTTCAGCCGCTACAACGTGACAGGCGAAGAGGATCTCCGCGCTGCCATGGAAGCGGTCACGAAATACAATGAAGCGGAAAGCAAGAAGGTGGTCGCCGTAGGGGCAGGTAGGTAGTCACTATAGTTTTCACTATAGTCGGTTTCAGGCATAAAAAATGGGTTCCGGCGGAAACGCTCGGAACCCTTTGTTTATGCGGTGAAAGATTGGTAGGGGCGGTGGGGATCGAACCCACGACCTTCGGCTTAAAAGGCCGCTGCTCTACCACTGAGCTACGCCCCTATTGCGTGCACAATCAACTTG